AGTGACCACGATGTTGCCTCAGAATAAGTTCCAGTTGCAGGGCGTTGAGTTCCAAAATAGCCAGTGCCGTAAAACCCACCACCAAAGCCTAAATTTAACCCTGCATCTTCCCTGCCAGTAGACATAGAAGTTGGCGTTATATCGTATGTTGTGCCTGAACCTGTCATGGCTGTTAGCTCATTATAGCTTCCCGCCGCAAAGTATGCAGTTCCATTATTGCTTTCCCAAGCGTGTGCGCCTCGGATTGGATTAGTACAAAAACCTTCTTTAAAAGTTTGCCACCCACCGATAGGCCGTAAAGAACCATCGCGCCATCTAACAAGACTACCATCACGCCACCTGTTTGACGCATCAAATTCTGTGCCGTTTCTGTAAAACCCTGCTTTTAAATCTAATGGGACTAATGGCATATTATTTCCAGTGCGCGGCGGCTAATTGTTGAATTGTGCTGTTAGGGTTTAAATTGCTAGCAGGATTATTCTGGTCACAATCATAATTTGTAGTACCTTCACTTGCTCCTTGGTCTCTCCAACTATAGTGATTGGTAGCACTTTCTAAATCTATTTGTTCTAATTGGTCAGAGTTACTTACAGTAACCGAACCCGCAGGGCTTGTATCTTCACACACGCCAGTTCCTATTGTGCAACCATTATATTTTGTGGAAAGAGAAATAATTTTAGAATAACTTGAAGCATCAGTATTTTGGGCTGTAGCCGTTGAGTGTGGTGTCGCACTATTGTACCCAGTAATCTCCCAAGCGTGTAAAACTGACCTACCACTGCCACCGTTGCCAGATATATAAACACTACCGCTTGCAGTTGTTTCAACCCAATAGATTGCGGCAGTTGGACCACCTTGCCAAATGTTTGGGTTTGAACTGGGAGTATCTATTTTACAAGCTTGCGTCATAGCCGTTGAGCCTAAATTTACATATGTATTTGCGGGTCCTGCTAACGCCAAAGCAACAACAACAACTTTATTACCAGAACTCAAAGGAACATAACCATTTGGAAAGCCATTCCCAGTTGTCACTGCTCTTCCAATATAGAGGGCTGTTGGCGCAGAGTTTGTAATTCCATGATAATCACTAAAAGAGTTTGTTGCCCCAGACGATTTTCCAATCATAGAACGAATATCAGCATCATTTAAAGCCGCTTGTGAACCACTAGAACCGCCTGCCTCGACATGAATTTGGTTTAAGGTTATTTGACCGCTACTAGGTAATGGCATTTATGCACTTCCATAAGCTGTTATATTGTTTTCTACTGTTAATGCACCACTTGATGATAATGAAAAACGATTTGTTCCTTGGTAAGCAAACTTTAAACTGCTTCCAGACTGGGTTATTGTCCAATCGCCTAAATCAACAGTTGTTGCTTGTACTTGACCAGATGAGCCGTAAACTACCGCTTTGCTATTAACGACTGTGTTAGCAACTGAGCCATCTAATAAATTTAATTCTGCGGCTGTAGAAGTAATACCATCTAAGGCATTTAATTCTGAAGCTGTGGCGGTCACACCGTCTAAAATATTTAATTCTGCGGCTGTTGATGTTACACCATCAAGAGCATTTAATTCTGCCGCCGTTGCCGTTACGTCAGTTCCGTTAATTGTTACTTTAGTTAAATTTGGCGCAACAGTTCCTGCGGTTCCATTTAAAGCGTTTTGTACGTCATCAAGGGCTGTATTGATGGTATTTCCCCAAGTTCCCTCTGAACCTCCAACTGTCGGTTTGGTAAGTGTAATAGCCATTTTTATCTCCTATTTATAACAACCTATCACGTTAGGCCGCATCAGTCCATATTGTAGGCGGTACGGTTGGACTAAACCAACCTCTTGTTTTTATGTCTGCCGCAAAAGAATAAGTAAATTCGCCTGATAACGGTTGAAACAGCCTTTGAACCGTCATATCCACTGCTTGCCCTGTGTAAGTAAATGTTCCAACAGCAAAAGCTTCGCCAACACCTTTAAAGGCATCTTGACCAGTATAAGTAAACGCTCCAGTTTCTGCTGAAATGTTCATTTGTTTTGTAAAATCTATATTTTGTCCTGTTACTGCAAAAGTGGCAGTATCTAGAACCATACCAAAGCCAACATCTAAAATTACATTGTGACCAGAATATGTAAATGTTGTTGTATCAACTACAATTCCAAAACCATAGTCTAACTCAACGTTTTGCCCAGTATAAGTAAAAGCACCATGATTAACAGATAACGGCCTTTGTGCGGTTAAAGTAACAGGTCTACCGTCAATTTGAAAAACACCATAAGGAAAAATATCAGCTATCAATAATGCCGCGCCACGCAGTGACAGGGTAAAAGTTCCGCTACCCGCACCCATTGCATAATTTGCATTTGTTGATGCTTGGCCTATTGCGGTTGAGCCTAACGGAGCGAAAGCTGTCATAATTTACACCCTTTCTATTGCCACTTTGGTCCCTTGAACCATGCCACAAGTGATTTTCTTACGCCTTTAGTCACTGGCGAAACTTGATGTATTAAATAGCTTGGAAAAATCAAAACAGTACCTTTTTGCTTTGCATCTTCCATTTCTGGGTTTGGAACTTCTGTAAATTGAAAGTCGCCACCCTCGTATTCATTTATGTCGCTTAACTGAACAGTTATAGAAAGCTTTCTATCTAAACCATCATTTGCGTTCCAATCTATGTCGTGATGCCAATCATAATGGCCATTTTCTGAAGCATGGTATTCTGTATATTGTATTTCTGCATTTTTGAAAACATTTACATAAAAAGCATTTTGGCATGAATGGTCTACATACTGAAATAGCAAATCTTTAAGCCAATCTTCGTTTGTAAGCCAACAAACACGACTGCTTCGAACACTATCGTCTGCGTTATTAAACGTGCCTGCTTTTGTTGTTTCGCCTGCTTGGTCAATAATATTTTGCACTACGTCAGGCGCAATATTTCTTTTATATAATTGCCAGTTTTGTCGCATTATTTTGGTGGCCTTGGAAAAAAGAATAAAGCTTGGTTTAATCTGTGCCGACTGTAATTTTTGTCTGCTTCGGAATAAAAATATGTATCATCATTTATAGCGGCTCCATGAGGTATGCGCTTTGCATTGAACAAATAACCCCTGTTAAATTTTGGTTCTAGATAATCTACTATTTCAAAATCTGATTTAGGTTTCCAAGGGTGACGGTCTTCTGCCGTTTTTTTGCCTCCGTATCTATGTATGCTTGCGTGTTTATCAACATAAATATTTGTTCCATTTGTTTCGGCTTCATTTAAATATACTATACATACCCAACCATCGTCTTGATGCGGAAACCAAAAATTTTCTTCGTAATTATTCCAATCTGATTTTTTCCACCGCATAAAATTAGTGTCCAAAACATCGCAACCCTCCTCTTTATAAACATCAAAAGATTGCAATTCACTATCTAATATCTCAACTAATTGGTCTGTATATTTTTCTAGCGTTGGCTCTTTTCTATGATGGCGCAAATCAAAAAACTCATCACCATGTAGTGGGTGTTCAGTCATTACTTTATTTGGTGGTCCTGATAACACCATATCCATAATATAAGCAGGGTGGTCGTAAAAATTATCTATTTGAAACGAACGATTTCCTAGTAAATTAATTTCTTTTATATCCATTACGAAAACATACCATCGGGGGAGGCAGGCCAAGTAACACTTTCTGGAAAAGATGATTGCTGTGGAACATCTAATAATGCCGTTCTGTAGGCTATCCAAGGAGCTTTTTCTTCGTCCGACATTGCATCCCAACGTAAAGGATTAGAAAGAATAATATCTAATTGCGCCAACCTAAAACCCCTTTCTTCCCTTATAACAAAAGCCTTTTCAGCCGCGATTGCTTCGGCTGTAGGGGCAACATAAGGTTCTTTATCGTCACCGATTAAGGTCATTAATGCGCTGTTATCTATGGTCATGTCGGTATCTTCAACATCAAGCGTGTATTCTATCCAACCATAATCAGGGTGGTTTATTTCAACATCTATGCGCCCACCGTCTTCCGTTAAAACTTTAGCATTACGGTATTCTGTAATTGGAATAGACATTAAGCATACCTCACAAATACTGACGCATACATATCGTCACGGTTTAAGTTTGATGAACCGTTATATCTACCAAGACCACCCATAAGCCTCCAAGAGCCGCTTGGCCTGTTGGTTGTAGAGTGTCCACCATAAAGATAGGCATAGTTACTGCAAGCGTATAAACTGCTAGACCCAACGGTTGACCCTGCGTGTCTTAGCCCTGACCCTGCCCATTGTATTTGAGCATAAGAACCCACTTGGTTCCAACCTGTCGCGGCATTTCCAGTAGGTCCTGTCGGTCCAGTTGGTCCGCGCGGTCCAGTAGGTCCAGTAGGTCCTCGAGGTCCTGTTGGTCCTGTGGGTCCTGTGGGTCCAGTAGAACCGTTTGAGCCTGCGGGTCCAGTTGGTCCAGTTGGTCCAGTATTGCCTTGCGCCCCTTGCGAACCTGTTGACCCAGTTGGTCCAGTTGGTCCTTGTAAGGAAGCATTTGTTATTGTTGCTTTTTTCCAAGTTGCAGAAGTACCATCATATACTGGTATTATATCGGAACCTGATAAACTTGTTTCTGTTGATAACCCTGTTAATGCACTTGGCAAAGCTGTAGATGTTACATCAGCATTAGTTGCAACACCATCTAGCTTTGTGCCATCTGTTGCAAGGTTTCTGCCATCTACATTTCCACTAACAGTAACATTACCAGTAACAGTAATACCGCTAGAGTGCGCCACCATTTTAGTAACGCCATCATGCTGTACCTTGCCAAAATCGTCAGATAATGCAGTGATAAAAACTTTTGCAGTCCCACCTAATGAAATAGCACTGCCGCCACCACTGCTCTCAGTTGGTGTTCTTGTTAAGGTAGTCCCACTTGAAGAATAAGTTCCTGTTCCTATCTCCCAGTTTGTTCCTTCTTCTATAACGTATGCAACTACATCGCCATTTGTAACACCCGCATCAGCAAATGTTTGATAACCAGTGTCGGCTGTAGTTAATGTTAAAGTTCCCGAGCCACTTGTTGAGGTGTTCATCTTGGCTCTGTTAAATAGTTTTGCCATGATGCGCTCCTACTAAGTAAGTGTTAATAGTCCGTTAGTACCGATGTCGATTGTAAACGTGTCACCATCATTAAGTGTTAATGATGACCCATAATCATAATAACCGACTATAGGGTCTGCGGGGGAGGTTGGTGTATCGTTATAAATAACAACATATCTAAAAGCCGCTACAGAACCGCCAGATGCGGTCAAAACTTTATCGTCTGCCGATAATTTATAAACGCCACCTGTTTGCGTACTGGTTACGTTTGCCAATGTTCTGTCGGAAAGATTTGTATACGATATTTCAGCACAATTAGCCAATACACCGTTTCCATCTGTTACGACACTTGTTCCAGATGTTGGGTCAGTGTTAGAAAGCGCAACTTTAAACGTGTCAGCGTTCATGTCCATCGCGTTCGCTAGGTTGACCACAAAGTCATTTACTTTTGTAAAACTTGCCATTTAATAGCTCCTAATTTGTATTCTACGACCCGAACCCGATGTTCTAGCTCGCTCTCCTTCTAAATTTATAGCAGAAACAGCGTTTAGATACAACGCATTCCAGACTGCTACTCTCTGGTCTTCTTGCAAATATGGCGAACTGTGAAGCAGTGAACCATACAAATAAGCATCAGGGTAATTTGTTAAAAGCCAGTTTGTAGTGTTTGCGGCTATATCAGGTATGTTTTCATAATAAACAAGCTCGACTACATAATCTGCATCTGGCGTTGGATATAATTCAAAAGACCCGTCCACTACAGCATAAAACTCAGGCCGACCCACATTATCAGAATTTTGCATTCGCATTTTAGAAATATCAAAAGGACTTATTAATTCTAAAGTATGTGTTGGGCTAGCGGTCATAGTAATTCTAATAGGACTAATGAAGTTATTGGGTAAACTTAAATATTGTTGGTCGGCTGTTGCAATAACCCTATCTTCCATTTGCCAATGCCTTAAATCTCTATTTAATTGGGCTTCAGCTAGTTTTATAAAATCTGGTATAACTGCCGTTAAATCATCTCTGTTTAGCGTGTCAGCTATACTTGCCTTTAGTTCTGTATAATTTGATAATGGCATCTATATCACCACTTTACTTTGTTTGCCCAATAAGCCGCCGACATTTTGCCCCTATCTATCCATTTTTTTTGCCTTGCTTTAAAAGCTTTATTTCGTTTGGTCATCTTTTTATCACCTTTAACGCCTTGTTGCCCAAAGCGAATAGTTTTTATTTTACTACCTTCTTTTGCGACAACTATGTGGGATTTTTTAGGGTGGCTAGGGGTACGTTTTGGCTTGTTGTATCCGCTAACTCCTGCACGTTTTAGTCTAGGGTCTTTTGCCATTCTATGGCCTATTTAAATAATTAACATATGCCCTTAATAAATCATCATAAGATGGAGTTACACCTTTTTCTTCAAAAACTGGCAAAGCTAATTCTGAAAATTCTTTAAAAGATATATCGTCTAATTCACTTACATTTATTTTTTCTGGTATGCCAACCCCAGAAAGGTCTTCTACTTCGCCAGTCATATCAATAATATTGGGAATGGATTTGTTTGACATTCCACCGCTTTGTAACTGGTTAATCATATTAGATAGGTTTTCTGAACTTCTACGCTGAGAACCTATAGGCTTGGCAAACCTGTTTGCTAATGCACTTAATAGCCCACCACCTTGAAATGTTGCACCAGAACGGCCTGCGCCGCCGCCGTCAAACATATCCATCAAGCTAGTGTAAGCCATTTATTTTTTCTTGCCGCCTTTTTTCTTACCTTTACCGTAGGGCATTACTTTTTCCTTTTCTTCTTTTTCATAGCTCGTAAATTGTCAACCATATTAGGGTAGGGTCGGCCTGCCGCTTTTGCGGTGCGCTTCGCTTTGGCTTCTTCCTTGGCGGTCATTTTGCGCCGCTTACTTTTAGGTTTTGGATTTTTACTTTTCCAAACTGGTTTTGCCATAGCCACCCTCCTATAAGAATCTCTATAACATATAAAATTAAATTACGCTATACCCTTTAGATTACGTTTTATAGGTTCGCCCCAATCTATGCTTGGCCTATAGCCAACAGCCAAATATCTAAAGCTATCTGCGCCGTGTGAAGTCCAATCGTGCAAAGGGCGACCACGCCAAGATTTTAGTTTTTCATCAAACTCCCTTCGGTATTGCAACAATGCTTCGATACCACGCTCACATTTTTTTTCGTCAAACCAACATTTGTTAAGCATAGACCTAGAAGCTTGTATTCCGTCATCAATACTTAATCTGGGTGCTATTTCGATATTTCTTATTCCCAAATTATCTAAAGTTTCTAAACGACTTTTTCCAGTGCCTAATTCTTTAACTCTAACATCGTGGGGCATAATATGTGCTTCGTAATGATAACCTTTTTCATCTAAAACTTTTGCATAATGGTCTAAACCTA